AGACGAAACCACCAACCTTGGCAATTAAGTCTATCGTTAAGGTACCTAAGGATTTGCTTGCCATGATTTACTCCGGGCAAAAAAAAGCCTCGCGAGGCGAGGCAAGTTATTGCTTGTTAGATAAGATTGCTAATCATTTGGTTTTTTCTTTTACAGGTTTGGGATAATCCGAGACATCGAAATCGAAGCCTTGCTCTCCAGACTGATAAAAGGTTACGCCTATAGTGACTTTTTTATTACTCTTGATATATTTTTCAAAAGCCAGTGGACTATCAAGGAAAATCATATCAGATCTTCCTGAGGCCTCACTACTTGCCGCCCAAGATTAGACCTTTCCATTGTCGCCCTTTGTTCTTATCGAACAGTCAGAGTAACCGCAAATTATTTGCCCTTTAGATATGACCACATAAGCATCAGTACCCTGCTTTCTTTTTCTGAAAACTAAGTTGAGTACAGAACCTCCATCCACGTTATAGGGAAAAGAAAAGTTAATACTATTTTTTGAAGTGTTATAAAAGATGTCTCCTACTTCGCCAGTTACACTATCTTTCGTAGTTTCTTTATGCCAGTTAACAATTGGAGCAGGTTCTTTCTTAACCACTGAATTTTTAACTGGATCTTTATCTGTTTTTTCAGAGACATTATTGGCGCTACTCTC